GTGTACGTTTGCGTAGTGGTCGTGTCGAGCAGACGCGGATCCGGATAAAACAGGGGTTGGTAGAACTGGCGGTAATCATAGACCTCGGTCGCGAGGTATTTGATCGGGCCCGAGAAACGGCCAAACTCGTTTTGGTCTTTCGTGATGAGTGTCCGCTGCGTCCGCGTGATGAGCAGTTGGTGCTGCTGCGTCTTGAACCATTCGCGTTCGTGGTCGGCGAGATGGACGAACGTCGCCCAGAGTTGAAACTGGTACGCCGGCGACGCCTTTTGGATCCGAATCACGAGGTCGTGAAACTCGATCGCGACGAGCGGGAATGCGCGCGACCAGTCTTGGCAAAAGAAAAAGTGCAACGGGTAAAACCCGGTCGGCACTTTGCTTTGGGACCACGTCGACGCCTCGAGGACCGGCCACACCTGTGACGAATACACGACATCCTGCGAATCGACGAGCTGTCCACCGATCGTGAGATCGACCGTGTCAAACAGACCCGTCCATGACGTCACGGGAATTTGGCGCCCGGTCACGGGGTCGTTCGCCGTGATATAACACGGACCGAGAAGGTCACCGTACCGATCGAATCGGAAGGACCCACCTGCATCAAAATTCATTTTTTTGAGTTCGATACCAAACGGCACGTGCTGCCGGTACACTGATCGAAAAAATGAAACTTGGGGATCGCCTGAGAGCCACACATCCTGTGGCCCTCGGGCTAAGAGCTGCGCACCGGGTACGCTACTCATCTATTTTTGGTCGAGAAAAGAAGGGGCTTAAGAAGAGTACAGGATTGCGCCCATACCGTTCTGGATACGGAGCACGTTGTAGTTGACTGCGTAGATGTACGGCGATGCGGACATGCCCGCGGCGGCCGTTGCGGCGACCGAGGCACCCTGCACGATGCTCTGCAGGTTGATCGTCGACGGCGTCACGATCCGGTAAGTGTCGATGCGCGAAAAGTTGAGCGTACCGGTCGGCTGCAGCTTGGACGTGTCCAGGCAGTACGGGATGATGGCCACGTTGGCCGTCTGGCCGTAGGGGGAGTAGCCGTTCGGCGTGTGGTAGTACTGCGCCGAATCCACCCAGTGGAGCAGCGTGCGCGACTCACCAATGTCCGTGCCGTTCACCTGCGTCTTGAACTGCAGCTGGGACGCAATGTCCGGGCCGGCGGTCGTGATGTTATACGCCTGCGTGTAGTTGTTGGACTGGAACGCCAGGAACTTGATCGGGTGGGAGAATGCCAGCTCCATCGTCGAGGAGGTGGGCACAAACTGACGCTGGACCTGCGTGATCAGCATATCCTGGGGCGTCTTGGCAAAGTAGTCACGCTCGGTCTGATCCAGGTAGATGAAGTTGGACCACACGATGTACTGCAGCTGGGCGTACGTCTGACCGCTCGCCAGGGCCGACTGACCGCTGTAGGCCGGCTGACCCAGCTGGGACGACCAGGTGATGCGCAGCTCGACGTCGTGGTACTGCAGAGCCACCAGGGGCAGGGCCGACTGCCAATCCTTGCAGAAGAAGAACTTGAGCGCCTGGAACGAGTTGACGTCAAAGCCCGGCTGCGTCGCCGTAGCGGCGGCATACTGGGGCAGCAGACGCTGGTTCGTGTTCACGGCGCCAACCACCGGCTCGATGTTGTTCATGTAGTAGCCGTCCTGCATGTCAATCACCTGGCCGCCAATCAGAAGCTCCACCTTGTCGATGATGTTCTTGGTCCAGTTCATCTGGGGCACCATGGCACCCGAGGCGTCACGGGCCGTAATGTAGACGTAGGACAGCAGGTCACCCTTCTTCTCGAAGCGGATCGTCGAGATGCCACCCGGGCTCGGCGTGCCCTGAATGAGCTGACGCTCCACCGAGTTGGCAAAGTGCGTGTAACGCTTGTACGAAGAACGGTAAAATGAAACCTCAGGCTTGCCGGTCAGGTATGCGTCCTGAGCGCCGATTGCAACGAGTTGAACAATGCCACCGCTCATTTATCAGAGGTCAACCTTTTTTTTTCACGCTTTTGCGTAGTCGACAAATGCCGGCTGAGCGATCGGGTTCTTGGCACGAATATCCCGGGCCAGACCGAAATCGGTCTGGATCGCGTTCCCCTTGAACACATTGACCTTCTGGTACTGCGGCACGATGTAACGCTGGCCGTGTGACCCATCCGCCGGACGAAGAGGCAGCGAGCTCGCCTCGAGGCGAGTCGTCGTACCGGCACCAATCATGCCGATCGGGTCCTGGCGAACGTTCATGCGACCGGCATTTGCCGCCCGATCCGGGTTGACGCGATTGTCCGAGCTGCGCGACATGCCGTTGTTGAGCAGACCGCTGTTGTAGCCCTGACCGACAGAGAACTGGGCGGGCCCGTCGCCCAGATTGTCGTCTCTGTAGCCCGTCTCTTGACGGTTGGTCGTCCGGCGCGTCTTCTGGAAATCCGGGCGACCCTCTGGCGCCGTGATGGCACCACCCTGCCCCTGTCCACGGTTCTGCGCCGGATCACGGTGCCACGCCTTGGTCTGCTTGGCGTGATGGGTAATCTCGCCCATCGTCGTCCCGCCCGACTTGATGAACGAGCTGGCCGGACCGCCCCACGTGCCTGGGAGCGTCGTGAGCGTCTCCTCATTCATGTTCGTCGGCTCGATGCGGAAAAACTGCTGGAACCCACCAGCGGCTGGCGTGTTGGGATCGAGGCCGAGACCGCGACCGACGTACACCTTCTCGGCCGGGTTCAGGTTGTTCATCTTGTTCGTGACATTCTCGCGGTACGTCACGTCGTACACGGGCTGACCAAACGGGAAGCGCTTCCCGTCCTTGACAATGTCACCCATGTTTGGCGCAATCTCCTTGGGACGCAGACGCCAATCACCTGAAAAACCACGGCCCGTGTCGGGCGTCATGTTCTTCTGGTCGAGCTGCATGTCCTGCTGAGCAAATTGGTCGTACTGGACGAGATCCTTGCGGAAAATCTTTTGGGGTGCCAACAACGCCGGCACTTCTTGCTGTTCCTCCTTGGCGTCGCTAATGCGTTTCCCTGCGAAAACGAGACCTACGACGGCGACGAGAGACACTGGGTCCATATTACTTACATCTGCTATAAAAAATCGTCCTTCACTTGTAGCGCTGGGCATAGGACTGGGACTGGTACACGGCGTACGTGCTGATGGGATCGTTGAGCTGTACGCGAACCGGCTCATTCACCTCGTACAGGGTCGGGAAATCAAACTTCTCGGCCGTCCAGTACTTGTTGTTGCGCGAGCTCGTCTGGGAGCGAAGTGCGTCATCGGTCATGATCATGTCGACATAGTTGGTGTTGGTGGGACCCTTCCAGATTCCATCCTCAAGGACAAGTCCATCCGTCTGAAGCCGAGGCATTCTTTCTATGGTCCGAGAAGATTTTAGCGAGAACCGCCATAACCACCACCTGCACCGCCGCGCATCTGGGTGCGCTCGGGGAAACGGGCATTCGGGTTACCCTCGGGATCGCATGCACCGGGTGTGTCACGGCACTGCGGAGCAAACGGGCGACCATAGGCAGCCTGGGCAAACGCCGCCTGATCGTTGGGAATCGTGGTGCTGGCCGTCGTGTAAAAGTTGCGCTCGTAATCACGAGCCTTCTCAAACGGGTGAATGGCTGCAAAATCAGCCTGCACCTCCTCACGCACCGAGGGATACCATGCCGCTGGTGCACGGTTGGGGTCCGACGAGTACTCGCCCATGAGGACATTCCCCATGGGGTTTTCCACGGACGGCATCGTCAAGCCAGCCACGCCACGGCTGACGTAGACTGAACGCGCGCCATCCGGGATCATGTTGTTGAAATAAAGACCGTAGAGCACGGCGAGCACGAGTGCGCCGAGGAGCACGACGCGACCATCCCGACGGATGATGAACAGGAGCGCCATCGCATAGACGATGAAACGAGTCGTCGCCTCGACACGCTCCTTACCCGTCTGGCGGTCGGACGGCCAAAAGTCGAGCAGGTTTTCCTTCTTGAACACTTCTTGGGCAATGTCCATATTGATTTACTCCGAGATCTTTTTCGCGCCGAGACCGCCTGTCGGACCCATGAGCGACGCCATGAGACCAGACATGTTCTTCATCAGCGCCTCCTCGGACGTCAGACCCTCCTCGGTCATCTGCTTGGCGCAACGCTCCGCGACGCTCTCAATCATGCTGAGCGTCTCGGCTGGCAGAGCCGTAATGGTCGTCGCCAGAATGTACAGCGTCTGGAGGTACTTCCAGATGGCATCCTTGGTCGACTGGGACAGATCGTCAGTCCAAATCTTGGAAATGTTCAGATCGCTGAGCAGAGGTACGGAATCCGAATTCTCCTTGAAAAACAGCTCATTCTTCTCCATCATCTGAGACGCCACGGGGCCGATCGACTTCATGTAGCTCTCGAGGACCGAGCGCGGACGCGCCTTGCGAATCATACTGAAAGTTGCCTGGTACTTGACGAACGACTTCTCCTCGGGGAAGGTGAGTACGAGTTCGTCGAGAAACTGCTGCATCATGTCATTGAAAGCCGAGACG